ACCAAAAGTTTTATAAATCGAGATCCTGGGTTGCTCTTTCTGTGTCTCTATTTTCATTTGTTTATTTTTCCTGCGCCAATAGCCGTCTGTTGACATTATACCCATGCCTCTCTTGATAATAATTCAACATAGGAATCAAGGCCCCTAACCTTATTCGCGCCGATCTGCCAGTCGGTTAATCTCAAACTTAAAAAGCGGATATATTCAAATCCTGTCGTTCCCGCTATTGATTTGATAACGCTTTCGGCCAAAGTTTTAAAATTGGCACTGGTCATATCGATATCGGCAAATAAGAAGAAATGAATTTTTAATCTTGAATTATATATCTGCCCGTTAATCGCTATTTTTTCCAGTTCGAAATCATGAACATTGGCCAGTACAAAAGCGGGATAAGCCGTTATCTCATCGTAATCATTATCAGAGATAAATTTCAACGAGGTGATATCAGTAGTTACCTTGGCTATAATGGCATCGATCTTATCAAACAAACTGGCCTCCCGCCATCGCTTCGGTTAAATAATTCCCGATTTTTTGCGCAATATATGGCTTCTCTTTTTCGAATACGTTTTTCATAAACGGATGCGGCTTGGTTCCCTTTTTAGCGATCGACCATTGGATGCGATGAGCAATTTGATTCGCTTCTTTTGCATCCTGGATATTTAATTTCAGTCTCACCCAGGTTTGCAGTGGAGCGATGGGGCCCCAGTGTGGTCTGGTTCCTTCGTGTACTCCCAAAGGGTACGGATATCCACTGGCTGTTTTCAGATTGGTCCCGACTACGATCAGATAATTGATTAGCGTCCTGGTCACATCATGGGTTATACTTTTGCGCATATCGCCTGATACATTTAATTTCAAACGGTCGATTTCATCGACGACCATTTCTTCTAAGTACAGAGCATACGATTCGCAGGCCTGGACCAGCCATTCATCAATTATTTTTTTCTTGAGCAGATCCGGTACTTTGACCAGTTCGCTCAAATCAAATTTAATCCGATCCACCGCCGTAACTCTCCCTGGGATTGCTTGATTTATAACTTGTTTCTGGTATGGCCGATAGATTAAAATCCGGATGCTGGAAATAATCAGCGTCATTGTCTTTTGTCCACGGGAATAAAGTCATGAGGGCCTTACGCCTGAAATCAGTAGCGATCTGTTTCACGGTATCGTAATTCAAAAGCCCGGCAGTACCGGATCCGAATTGAATCGAATTAATAAATCCGCCTTCATGGGTTGGCCTTAAACCACCCACCATAGCGTAGGATGAAAGGGCCAGCAGTGTTTCCGCTTTGCGAAAATCGGCTCCGGCCTGACGTAAATTTATTTTATCGAGATCAGTTAAGGCATCCTGGCCATTAGCAACCAGGGCAGTATTGATATTGGTAATCAGCGCTACGTAATCGGTATCGGTCACATCGAGATATCCATCGGCTAAGGATTTTATCTGTTCATAGGTAAAACGATATGAATCACCATCATCCTGGGTAAAAGTGGCATTATCGTCAAGGTAGGCAAAGTCTATAACCAGGGATTCAAGTTGTGAAATTAATTTGCGGATTTCTGTTTCGGCATTTATGATATGTGGCGATAATTTCCCATCTTTGATCTGATCCGGCAGGTTTGCCTCTTCACGCATCAGGGCCGGGGTGGATAAACTCATCTCTTACCCCCTTGTTATTTGCCCTTTTTCAGTCTATCAACTTCTGCCGAGAGCAACTTGTTTTCGAGGGCCAGCCGTTCCAATTCCTTTACCAGGTCCAGATCGGCACCCTGGATAATGGTCAACGCTTCAATCTTGATGAATTTCTTTTTCAGGTTTTCCGGAAGATGGGTAATTTCACTTTTAAGATATATCCGATCCTTGACAAAATTCGGTTTATCACCAGCAGTAAGGACATTAGCTAGACAGCGGAATTTCTCCTCTGATTTGCGTTCCTGTTGGGCCTGGGCTTTCGGTTCTTCTTTTTCTTTTGCCATTTTATTTTACTCTCCTTGTTTTAAAATAAAGGGGCTGAACCCGGTCAAATCCAGCCCCTCGGGGTGTGGTGCATGGAGGAAGATTAATTACGGGTTAGTAACACTGGCGTCAATAGTTCGCGCCACCTTCACCGGATTCCCGGAGCTGGTAATATAGGTCCCGTCCTTTTTAAAATTCATGGTAAGGGTTACCCGGTCAGTTGTATTGCATCCAGCCTGGCCATCAACTTCAATTATCAAATAAGTATTGTGATGGAACGTGGTGGAGTTTGCATCGGACGCGCCGAGTGTATCTACCTTAGCAGTATTTGAGCAGGCATCGAGCCCAGCAGGTGTGACGGCCGTCCAATTTTGTAGGTTGTTCGATAGATGGAATATTATATTAATATCCGACGCAGCGTTTGTGATCGCCGTACAATACATGTCGTTATTATTGCAATCTCCAACATACAGAGGCTTGGAGTGGAATGATCCAATGGAGTCCGCCAGCATATACGGTGAAAATTTGACAACCACCTGGTCGAATGATTCCTGGACGTCCCATTGCTGGGCCCCATTTCCAATTCCGGAAACGTTATAGGTATCACCGGCATAGAACATCAGGAACAGGATCAGAACCAATCCCAGGGCAAATATGTTTCTCATGGTCTTCATGTAGAAAATCTCCTTTTTAGATTTTATTATTTATTACCCGGTCACGCCGACATTGGCACCCAGAACGATCAGTTCGCCAACGGCATACTCCGCATCGGTCTTGGCAGTGATCGTGTACTCGATCACCTGTTTCCTGGGCTGCAACATTTTCTCGACGGTCATGTCAGTCTGGACGCCGATATGCAGATTTTTGTAGGTCGTCAGCATCACGTAGTTATTCGGCCAGGCATACACCGGCTCTACTGCGATTCCGGAATAGGTCAACTTCGGAGCAGCCAGAAGAACATTGTCACCCAGGTTGGTCTGACGCTGCGAAATTTCGTTGCGGTAATCGTTGTCGAATTTGTAGGAACACAGGAAGGCCAGTTCGTTTTTCAGGCCGGCATATTTTTCCGGAAGGCCAAGCAGAATTTTATTCAGCGCATTGATGGCTGACAGCGCTCCGCAATCGGCATCGTTCACGGTGGAATCCTGGGTGGCCAGATAAATCCAGCCGTAATTAATGGCCAGGAAGGTGGACGCATCCAGCCCTCCGTTCACGGATAGGTCGAGCATATCGTTCTTGAACGCCTGGGCGATCTGCTGCATCAAGTGTGCTTCGGCCGCTTCACGCTCGATGTTCTCTTTCAGGAAATCGTAGGTGACATCAGGCGCTAAGATCACCTTCACCCCGGTCAGGGTACGCCGCGGCAGGGTCAGGCTGAAATTCACCGTCTGCGCAGTGGCTGCCAGGGTGGCCTCTACTGCACTCCGGAATTGTCGGGTGGCGATTCCGAACACATCGATGTTGCGGGTATTGGAATACATCTTTAAGGTCGTGACTTTCTGCAGGAACGCATCCTGGCCCACAACCGTATCGATGAATCTTTCCGCATCCTCGGTGTCGAGCTGGCCCCCGGTCGAGGTTAAGACCACTGCCTTTTCCAGCATGGTCATATTCTTCCAGGATTTTTTCACCAACTCTTTCATATCGATCAATGTATTTAATAGCATCTTAATTTTTCTCCTTCGGAGCTATTGTTTTTTTGTTTTGTGGATTATGAAAAGATAAATCTTTTCTCTTTAGCCGGATCTCCCTCGGTTTTTTCAACCGGAGTCTCCTGCCCTTTTTGCTGCTTCGAGCCCGGACTTTCCTCGAATTTCTTGAGCCTGGTGTCAATCGATTTCTGGACTTCCTCGACCGGTTTCATTTTGTCGTCGAGCATCTTCTGCACGTCCGTTTTAATCGTGGTGACCAGCTCTTCGCTCAGGGTCTTAAATAAAGCGGTGATTTCTTCTTTATTCATTTCGGTTTCATCCTCTTTGGTTATTTTTGTGTTGGCTAATTGCAGGACATTTTGCAAGGCTTTAATGGCCCCTTTAATGGTCGATACGTTCCTGGTGGATATGACGCGGCCCTCTTTGGAGAGCCCGGCGAAGTCTTTAGCGATCACTGTTTCGAAATTGGTATCGATATATTTTTTCATCTCATCGATGCTACTGAGCAGACTCGCCTTTTTGTCCGTGACATTCTCATCGTTCATGATTTCGTGTGTGGCGGATGAAAAGGCATCCATCAGATCCCACACAAAACGCCTGGTCTGGCTTTCTGCCATCTGTTCTTTAAAGTCTTTGGAGATACCCAGGGTGGCCTTGATCTTATCCAGGATCGAATTGCTTTTCTTGGTCACCTGCTCAACGGCAGCGCGGCCCATCAGCGAAAAGCCAGTGATACCACCTTTCTTGATCTCTTCCCAGGTGTCATCCTTTTCGACCTTGATTCCGACGGCCCATGACCCTTGCGGATCTTCCGAAAAAAGCGCATCCACCTCTTTGGTGATCCAGGATTCGGCAATATAACCTTCATCGGGTGTTTCATCGTGATTCTTATCAACCTTTTTCGTCCGGGCATTTTTCATAAAGGCATAAGCGGCCTTCTCGATCTCCTGGGCACTGGCGACATCACCCTGGGAATCGGTCTCCTCTGGGGAGTACACAATACCGTAAACAATTCTTTTCTCTTCGTCAACTTTTCTGATGCTTACGATCTTGTCCACGTCCGGACTATCCTGGAAATTATCACCCTTGTAAATGATTTTCTTTTTGTTTGCGCCTTTCTCAACCAGAGAAATAAAGTACACGTCGATATCTTTCAAGCGTCTTTTTGGATCCATGAGTTTAGGCTCCTGCAAAAATGTGTTTGACGGGTAATATAATATATTAATTTTCAAAAGTACTCCAGCCTTCGGAGTAAATTGAATATTTTTAAAAAGGTTGAAATCTACAAACGAAAGACCGGTAAGGCTCGGCAGTATTTTTTGGTATAGTAAAATATATGTAAATAGTTGGGGTGTGAAGCTTGCTATTCCTGAATTAAGCCAATCTTAATATAATTTCCGAATTGAGTAAAGTCATCGATTAAATAAAATATCCGGCATTCAATCGGCATCTCGCCATCGGCCCAGGCTTTTAAAATCAGAGCATTTGCTCTAAGCATCTGAATCGTTCCGATGTTGCCGTATGGTACAATTCCGGTCCCGATTATTTTTGTTTTTATTTCTCCACGCAGATCCACCTGGCTTAATTCCGATTTCCAATCCTGAATTTTAATCACTCCGGAATCTGTGGCTAAATTAAAATCTGCCATTTATGATTCCCCTTCGGTTTGATTATCCCAGGCTTCTTTGGTTGATCTCACCGTTCGAGATCTGCAACGCCAGTGCAACGGTGGCATGCACAAATGATGCGGAATTTCGGTTGTCGGCTTATCGATTACCTGGTCTTTGATTTCCTCCTCACTCAGCCAGGGCGCTATTTCTTTGGATTCTTCCGGAGTTTTGGCATTGATTAACTTATCGCGGGTCTCAACCATCCAGGACACCGGAATAATTTTACCGTTCATCTCCTGACAGATCGGCGAGGTGCGATGATCCATTACAGCCACAAAGCGCACGTATGTAACTTTTGCTTTGACATAAGATTCGGTGTGTCCGAATTCCCGGCCCCTGGTTACGACATGATTTGATAATCCCTCCCAGTAAGATTTTGATTTGTTGGCAAATTCTTCCGATGTGAAATACTTGCGCAATAAATCTGCCGTTGCTGAGCGGTCCAATCCCTCCTCCACTGCTGCCGCGGTAATTTTACCGATGCTCTCGCTGATATTCTGGCTGTAATATTCGCCAATCCAGTAGAGTGTATTTTCACCTAGCCACTTGATCGCTTTTTTATCGGCCAGATTGAATGCGATCGATCCACCCACCATGGCTATGATTTCTTTTTGTGCAGTGCGATAGATATCCAGAATAAACGATGTCACATCTTCAGTCATCACGACTTTCATGTCCGCGCCGAGATTGGCTTTGAGTTGTTTTAATATTTTATTTATATCCCGCTGAGTTAATTTATTTCTACCGGCCAGGATTTTTCTCAGAGCATTTTTATAATATTCTTTTACCTGCTCATCCCAGGCATTAACCATCAGATTGGCTAACTTCTGCACGAGTTTATCGTATTTGTCGGCTTTGATTAAATACACGATATCGGCGATTTTCTGCAATACAGTTTTTTTCTTTTTCCTGTTATCCCAGGATGAATGACAAACAGCAGCCCGTTGACTCTGATCGCTGTACTCATTGGTCATTACAGCATCGCTCATGCAGCGATTGATGAACTTAGATTCGGTTTCTTTAAGTCCTGGTTTTGGTATTGGCATTTTTTATTTCCCTTCGAATTCTCTGATCGTATTCCAGATCGTTGACGTTGACATATCGAGCAAGGCCGCGGTATTATAAACAGCATTGGTCTTGTTACCGGCAATCTCAAGTTCCCGCTTGAATATTTTTTGGATCACGCTTTTAATCGCATCATCCCGCACCCGGGATAAGCGATCCCCTTCAAATTCAAATAATTCACCATCAACGGCAATCTTGATTTTTATTTTCAAAAGAATTGCACCTTCGCCATTGTCGGCATTCTGAGTTTATCCACAAACCAGGCATAGGCCAGGGCATCACCACGGTCAGGTGACCGCCCTAACCGCTGCTTGATTGAGTCCTTTGATTCAACTGCAATCTTACGGTCCGCCTCGTACATGTACCTGGGCATGGTCAGATCGGCCACCAGGTCGAGGTCTTTAAAGGGCAGATGGATTTCGTTATTGCGGAATGCTTCTCTTAATGCCCACCACATCTGGGATCTTAAATTCTTAAACTGAAAATCAAATAATCCGGATATAGCTTCAGCGCCGCCGATGATTTCCACCACGTTGAATTTATCACGCTTTAAAATATCAATCACCCCGGATCCTAAACCTACTGCATCGATGCCGCACCGATCGGCAGGAATGGCATTATCGATCAATGACACTTTTACAAAGTCGGCCATACGGTCAAGTGATACATGGGTGTAGGGGGTAAGTGATTCGACAGAATTACCGTTTATAATTGCGATCACGCTTTTATCATCGCCGTAGCGAGCCACATCGACACCCGCTCTTTTATATCCTGGTTTATTGTCTGTGATGTATGCGTTTTGAATCCATTCAAAATCAATGAGCTGGTCAGGATCCGTGATCTCGCCCCATTCACCCTTGACATAAATCCGGGCCATCTCACCGGTGAAAGATTCATATCTGGTATCATTGTCAGGATTGCGGAAAGCATTATCCCGGAAAGTGAAATGATGCACCGAAACATCCTTGAAACGATCCGGGCCGAAAAATTTACTGTAAGTAAAGTGAGTCATTTTCATCGGGTTGAAAGTCAGGATGATCTGGTTGTAATAATCACCTTTTTGTCTGAGTAGTAGATCGGCAATATTAAAATCATCCTCGATCAGTTCACTCGGCTCTTCGATCCAGATACCTGATATCCCATGCATTGATTTTAATTTCTGCGGCTCGTCTAAGCCAACACCGATGATCATGTTATTGTTCGGACCATTTATTTCCAGGATGGAGGTGTGGAAATCAAAGCGGTTGAAAAGATTGGCCTTATAAGCGATATCCTTGAGCAGGAAAAACTGACTGTGCTTGATGGTGCGCTGAACCTTGCGGACTAATAAAAAGCGATGATCTGATTCCTCGCTGCAACGGCGGATTAATTTCTGTGCGGCAAAATAGGATTTACCCGAATCAGCGCCGCCATACAAAACCAGATAACGGCTCTGATCCAAGTAGAGCGGGAAAAACTTTTCATTCGTCAGAAGTTTCCCGACGTTTTTGTTTTTTGTCAACGGATTTATTTGGGATGCTCTCAACGATCAACCTGAATTTTTGGGTTTCGGGATCTGTTAAGTCCCGGGCCTCTACGCCTAAGAGATCACACTCTTTGTCAATACACCACTGCACACCGGCCAGATATTTAGGATCCCCTGTTTTATCTTCGGAACTCTTTCTGGAATTCATCCAGGAATCCAAATAGATTTTTTTTAAATTGCGAACCTCGGCCAGTTTTGTATTACGTTCCTCTTCCAGATCGTGATTGATTTTTTTCTTGAATCCGGCACGGATTGTTTTTATATCGTAGGTGATCTGGTTGCGGGATAATAAATAACTTGCGCCGGTACGTTCTTTTAAAATCTTTGGAATCTCATACTGGCTATAACATTCCAGATATAGCGCTGTTATTATTTCGAGATCACGTTCTCTTTGAAACTTTGTTCTGACGGGCCTGGCCAATGTCAACTCCGATAGGTTAACTACTATTCCCATTCAATTTCGTCAATTTGAACAGCGCATATCCAATATATTTTTTATTATTTTTATTTACCGCATCATTTTTTGATTTGATTTTGGTTTTAATGCCATCGGCTTCAAATCGTTTTTGTTCGCTTTCCAGCCAGGGAATATCATCAGCATCAATCCATTTAGTGACCTGAATTTCGATCATATTAATTTCTCGATTGTGATGTAACTGGTAATAACTCAGACTTATTAAATAACTGATCGTAAAAAATCCCATTTACCTGCCACCTGCAAATATATTCACCTTCTTTCTGGATTTTCACAACAATCATTTTCAAATCAGGTGCACAAACATGAGATACAATATCGCCAGATTTAAATTTCATTTCTTCCTCCGTAAATCAAGACGAAATTCAATTCCGCCTATGAACCAGTACGCCAGCAATCGGCTTGTATTGTTTTTCGCCGATGATATTTAGGATCACAATATCGGCCTGCTGCTGAGCAAATAAAATTTCGGAGAAAAATAAAAACATGATGACAAGTAAAATCTTCATAGCGGTAATTCCTCCTCTGCAAATAAAATTCGCGGTATAAGTTTATTATAAAACCCTTCTACCTCAAGCGATATACCAGGCGTCATTCCGTATATTTTCCTGGTGCTGATCTTCTCACAGATTTGCGAATCGTTTAAATATAAAATTCCCTCAAGTGAATCGAATAAACCCTTGCATAAATTATCGTTCAGGTCCGGCTTGGTGGTTTTATATTCCACGGATCCGCTGGCAATGTTCATGAGTTTGATTTTAGGAAATGATTTCAAGGGTGGAAATATAAAATCCAACCGGCAAACAACGACGGGGCCATCAAACGGTTTGAATCCTTCCGGTAATTGATTGACTGCCAGGGCCCTGAGATTATTTTCCTGATCGGTTATTTCCTTCGGTTGGTGATACCGAATTAAAACTTTTTTTCTTCCGGAGTGTTCATCGGTATAAACAACAGGATTCCCATCACGACCATAAACCGGATTGGCACGTACCGACTGTTTTGAAAATGGGATGCCGGGGAAGAAGAATTTGAGTTTCATAAGATTGCCACCTGATTTTTAAGTGTACTTATCCGCTTCTCAGCCATCTTCACGTATTCAGGATTAAGTTCACTACCGATATAATTCCGCCTCGTTCTTAATGCTACTAATGCCGTAGTACCAGCACCCATAAACGGGTCTAATATTATATCCCCTTCTTTGCTTCCGGCCAGTACGCACGGAATTATAAGTTCTTCCGGGAACGTGGCAAAATGGGCTTCTTTGTAGGGCTTGGTCGACACCGTCCATACAGAACGTTTATTCGCACCTAACGGATTCATTGTTTCACCAAAAGATTTATTTCCTCCATGTTCATATTCCATAATTGACTCTTTAACATCTTTATTTTTCCCTCTATTATCATTAAACCAATTACCTTTATGTGGTTCTCTGATCGCATCCGCATCAAAATAATACTTTGTACTCTTGGTCAATAGGAATATGTACTCATGCGCCTTTGTGCATCTATCCGTAACGCTTTCCGGCATAGGATTTGGTTTCGCCCAGATAATATCCTGTCTGAGCCACCAACCATCGGATTGCAGAGCAAATGCCACACGCCAGGGGATGCCTACAAGGTCTTTGGGTTTAAGATTATGATTGAATTTATGTTTTTCCCCTGTATCTTTTCCGTAATGAGAACCACGATTCGAGTTTTGTTTTTTAGATAATTCATACGTTCCGCCTTCACCCTTCAAAGACCCTGCATAACTATCCCCTAAATTCAAAAAAACGCTGCCATCCTTTTTCAGCACCCTCCGAACTTCCCTGAATACCGCCACCATCTTCTCAACGTATTCCTCCGGCGTCTTTTCAAGACCGAGTTGGCCATTAGTGCCATAATCTCTAAGCCCCCAATACGGAGGACTCGTTACCACGCACTGCAAATATTCATCGGGTATGCGCTTTAATATATCAAGACAATCTCCACAGTGGATTTTGTTAATCATAAGTACGACCCCAATATTTGCATGGCATGAATATTTGAATCGATCAATTTCTGAGCACGAGTTTTAGCGTATTCGAAAAATTCTTCCGGTGGTGGATATTTATCATGCTCAATGATCGTTCTTAGATATCCAACCGGATTTGTTAATTCCTGGTCAGTGGTTTTGATATATTCAAACTGAACTATTTTTCTGGCCAGATAATCGAGTGGATATCTTTCCGTGTAATTCAAAGCAGTTCCTTTTGGAATTCCAATCTTGATTAGTAGTCCGACAAAAATAGATTTATCGCTGCCATTGTTTCGGTTTCCAGAAGATTTTTTAAGAATGCTATTTACCAAACCAGAAACCAAATTTTTGTTTTCCACTATACTTGGTGTTGGTATGGTTTTTATATCTGTATCTGTATCTGAATCTGGTTCTGGTTCTGTATCTGGTTCTGGGGGTGTAACTGTTACGTTACTGTTACGTTGCTTCATACTCTCACGATATCTTTTCATTCGTTCTTTTGCTGAGTCAGATTCATACTGTCTATGATCAAAGGAATGTACCGCTAAGCCTTGTGGGAGTAGGTCTAAGAAGCCCCTGTTAATCAATTCCTGTTTAGTTTTTTCCCATTGACTTGGCTTTAAACGTAACTTCAGAATAATGTCAGAATCTTCAGGAAGAAATCCACGATTTTGATTTATGTTTGCCAAACATATACAACATATATAGCGCCATCGGAGCCGTTCCTCCATCTTTAGTACCTTCGGATCATCCAAGATTTCGTTGTAAAGCCTGAACCATTTCATGTTTTATTTTTCCCCGAATTGCAGTTCCCGTTGTGCCAGTCTTTTAACCGCAATCTCGCAATATTTTTCCTCTATCTCGATGCCGATACATTGACGACCAAGTTGTTTGCAGGCCACGGCTGTAGTACCAGAGCCGAGGAAAGGATCGAGAACCGTATCATTATTTTTTGTAAAATATTGAATAAAATATTTACACATTTCTTTTGTAAATGTGGCATGATGTTCTGGGAATGACTCTTTTTTATACCATTCTTGTATATTAGGGACATAACCATTTGACGGGAAATTGGAATATTTGAATATTTTTGAATTGTCTTGACCAAATAAAAAAACAAACTCAAACCCATTCGCCAAGATTGGCGAATCCTTTACACAAATTTGTGCCACAGCTTGTTTTTTCCAAATAAATATATCTTTTAAATTATCGTCTAAATTTTTAAAAATATTATTTACTATTGATTTAGTGGATACTAAATATTGCATATTCCAGAATACATAACGTGATATAGATAAACACTTTTGTATTATAGATATAATCCATTTATTATAAGTATCATCTGGTAAATTATCAGTATATTCTCCATAATGATTTTGTCCGATCTTACTTTTAGGTTGATACCCAAGATTCTTATTCCCCGTATTATATGGTGGAGATGTCAGCACCAAATCCACCTTCGGTAATTCAGGCAGTATCTCCAGACAGTCACCGTGGTAAATAGTAATACCGTACTCCTGGTAATAAGGTTTAATCATGTAATTGCAGTTCCATTTGTCTTTCTTCTTCGGTCATCGGTCGCTCTTCCACCACCTCATCGGTATCTGTCCGAATGATAAAAACCATATCCCTGGTATGGTCGAATTTCACCCGACAAGAGACCGATTTTTCCTCGAATCCGGACTGTATTTTTTCGGATAAATCAGCGATGGAATCCTTGCAATCTTTGATGTTTAAATTGAGGATTTTCGTCTCCTCTTTTTTGTCTTTTTCGATCCTCAAAAATTCTGCAGTATGAAACGCCAGGGCACTCTTAAATCTGAGTATTTCATCCTCGGTAAACTGGACCGGTAATACTCTTTCGACTATTGGTTTTTGGTACATAATTCCTCCAATGCTTTTTGTTATTCCACCTGTGCTTGATGGATTATCTAAAGTAACAATTTTTATATTTCTTTCCATCACTCCTCCAATGCTCCTTTGGCAATCTGTTGTACTACATTCCTCCCCCTGTCCCTTTATCTTGGGTTTTATTATCGTCTCATAATCTCCATAATCAATAGTTGCCGGACAGGGAGTATTATATATATGTTCATTACTACACACTTGACATTTATGTGGTTTACCATCAGGTTTAATTGCTGGTCTTGGATATGATCTCCTATCTTTCATTTCCATGAAATTTTCTCCACTATAAATATCCTTTCACATTAAACATCTCGTCTAAATTAACTATGCCTTTGGGATCAATAGGTATCAGTGAATCAAAATCGATCTTCTCTGCAGGAGTCAGTAATTGGTAATAAACCAGTTTCTTTTTATGTCCGTCCTCATCCCGGTAATTGTCATGGATGATGTCGAATCCCCTGCGTTTGAGTTCCCATAAACGCTGATAGGCAGCCGATCCGCCGACCCAGGGCTTACGGATTTCTTCCAGAATAGTCTTGCCGTGAATAAGCATATAAACCAGAATACGGCGATGAGTGGTGTCCTTCTTGGTGACCTGTGAATTGAGTTCCTGTAATGCGGAGCCCATATATACCTCCTATGTTTTATCTTGGATTACAATTTCGATACTTCGTGATGAGTAATTATGATCTGGTAAGCTAAAATATTTCTTTTCAGCTTTTTCTGCATCACAAGCATTATATAGCCATTGCGTAATATCTGTTTTGCCGGTATTTGGGTTTATAAAAAAAGACCGCACAACCAATATTATTTCCTGTTCTGTCATCATTTATCTCCTTTCAACAGTTTTTGTTTTACTCATTAATGCCCGGAATTCTTTATTGATCTGATCGACCCAGGCCTGGAGATTGAGATCGTTCATAACCTTGGCCGCAGTCCCCCGCTTGGCCACAAATACAAATGTATTTTTCCAATAGACCGATAGCAGATCGTCATACTCCGAATAAAAAATATCCAAGCCGTTCTTTTCCAGGTGGCAATATATCCCGTCCTTTTTACCAGACTCTTTGACGATAAATAAAGCCTTCTCGTAAATCTCAATCTTTTGCTGATCGTCCATATTTGAGCCTACGCAATTTTAGTGATGGTTTTTTTCCAGTATTTATAAGCCGCCTGGAAACGCTCTTTGACCTCAATCCACTTGCCCTTGACCAGATATTTATTTCCGATGATGATGTCAGTCTTT